ACCAGTGTCACCTTTCATACCTGTATCACCTGTGTCACCTTTCATTCCAGTATCACCAGTGTCACCTTTCATTCCAGTATCACCAGTGTCACCTTTCATTCCAGTTGGACCTTGAGGACCTTGAGGACCTCTTGGACCTTGAGGACCTCTTGGACCTTGAGGACCAGTTGGACCAATAGTTCCAGTGCCACCAGTTCCTCCTTTATCACAACAACAAAATATATACTTATTGCAACACAAATCACAATAACAATCATTATTTATACAAAATCTAATTATTTCTTCATCACAATACTTATTTTTAAACTTATTTTTGTTTATTTTATTTATTCTACTCATTACAAATTTATTATAATTAGTGAAAAAAAAAATAGAAGAAATATTCTATTATTAATTAACTATTAAAAAATAGTTAATTAATTTTATATATATAATAAATTAATAATTTATTTTATTTATTAAATCAGTGAGTATAACTGATTTACATAATTCTTCTAATTCTGAAGGAGTATATTTATTATCTATTTTCTTAGAAATATCATTAATTATTTCAATATATTCATCTGAATAATAATATAATAACATTTCTTTTACTGATTTTTCTTTCATTAAACCTAAATTTAATTTGTAATTAATTCTTCCTGGACGAATCAATGCTGGATCTAAATATTCTATATGATTTGTTGTTAATACATATATTAAACCATCTAACTCACATAATCCATCAAATATATCTAATAAATCTCCTAATGTTATTCCACTTGTATGTTTCATTATATCCTTATTTTTTATTTCTTCTTCATTTTCGTCTTTTCCATTATTTTTTAGTCTCTTTAATATTTCTCTATATAATTTATTTTCTTCATTTTCTATTTCATTTATATTCTCCATATATTCTTTTAATTTTTGTCTATCCATTACAATTTGTCCTGCTGTATCTATTTCCTCAAATACAATAATTCTTCTATTTAAAGGTAAATATTGCCATTCTCCTCCACCTGGATTATCTTTTACATAAATATATTCATTATAAAATAAATCTTTTAATATTTGAACATTTGTAAATTTATCCAAAAATATTGGTATTATACTTCTATTTGTATAATTTGCTAATGCTTTTATAAAACTAGTTTTTCCACATCCTGGTATTCCATATAATAAAAATCCTAATTTATTTTGTATTGATTGTTTCTTAAATATCCCTTCTTTTTTTATAAAATTATCTATTATATTTACTATATGTTCTTTATCTTCATAAAACCAATTATTAAATGTCTTTTTTGATATAAATTTTATTTTATTAAACTCTAAAAATACATTCCCATATGTATCTACTGGATATACATGTAAATTATTATCTTTTGTACATATCTTTTTCACATATTCATCTCTTTTTTCTTTTATATATTTCTCTATATCATTTATACTCTTTTTTGATGTTAATGTTATTACCTCTTTATATGGTATTATATTTTCTTCTATATCTTTTAATTCATCTATCTCTATATTATCTTCTTTTTTCTCTTTTTTTATTTTCTTATTTAATATCTTATAATTCACTCTAATATTATTATCAATAAATATTTCATCTATTTTTTTTATTAATTCCCTATCTGTCTCTCTTTCATATTCATTACAATATTTTTTATTTACATCTTTATTTTCTACTTTATATTTTTTACCTTTATTATATCCATTTAATATTGCTTCTATTAATAATTTATTATTTATTGTTGGTTCATTTTCTTTTATTTTATGTTCTATTACAATTGTATTTTGATAATTAAAATTATTATTTATATATTCTTCTATTTTATTTGTTATTTTTCTAATTACTTGTATTATATTTAAATTTGTTATTGCTGTTAATAATGATGTTATTATTACTCCTAATAATACTGATATTATTGTATCTTTAAATGGATCTCCTGTTCTTAAATTATTTATTAATCCATTCATTATATTCATTGAACCAATTGTATTATCTATCATACTATATATTTTATATATTTATTATTATCGTTTATTTCTAAAAAATGAAATATATTTAAAATTTAATTATTATTTAATAATAAATTAAATGTCTGTTGTTAATTGTAAAGTCTCTTATATTCGTCCTAAATATAATAATCTTAAAGAATGGATGAATGACCCTAATAATATATATATTGGACGAGATAGAGTTGTATTTATTGATAAACAAAGATTTCCATCTCAACCATCAAATTTTGCTAATCCATATAAAATTGGAAAAGATGGAACACGACAAGAAGTTATTTTTAAATATAAAAAATATATTACACATCAATTAGAAACTAATATATTATTACAAAAAGAATTAACTAATATGAAAGGAAAAAATTTGGGTTGTTGGTGTAAGCCTGATATCTGTCATGGTGATGTATTATTAGAATTAATTGATAAATATACTTAATTAAATTAATTATTATTAAATAACTAATTTAATTTATTTATTTTTTTATTCTAAATGTATTCCTGTCTTTTTAAATTTTGGATTTTGTATAAACTTCTCTAATTCTATTATATATGAATTATTTTTTGTTGTCTTTTCTGTATCCTTTACTCTCTTTCTTTTATAATCTATCTCATCATTTACTATTCTTTTAATTCTCTCTAAATATACATTTCCATCTTCTGTATTACTTATTATATTTATTGTATGATTCATTAATGGAACTAATTGACCTAATTTATTATCTATATTTAATTTAACCATTCTTTCCATTAATTTATTCATTATATCTATATTCTTAATTACTTCATCTAATTTTAATTCAATTACATTATATGTACCTTTCTTATTTAATTCTAGGTGCATTGAATTATAAAAATATCCTTTACTTATAATGTGTTTCTTCTCATATAAATTTAATTTTTCATCCTCATATAATATATAATGTCCATCTTTATATTCTTCATTATTTAAAATATCATCATATTTTCTATTTTCTCCATATGCATTATCTGCATGTAATCCCTCCATTTTTCTTATATTATTTGTTGCAATTCTTATTATATTGTCTTTTATATTTTCACTATCTGCTGTAAATATATCTTTGTATTCATTTCTGATATTTCCATTCACTTCTACTTCACTGTAATATAACAAATAAACTGACATATATAATTAATTATATATTATTATTTTTATATAATATTTATGGTTCAATTTTTTAAATAAATAAAATTTATTTTATTTATTTAAAAAAAAGTAAAATAAAACTTAATTAAGTTTGATTTTTCAATTTTTTAAATAAATAAAATTTACTTTATAAATTTTATTTATTTAAAAAAAAGTAAAATAAAACTTAATTAAGTTTGATTTTTTATTTATATCTTACTTAAGAATTTAAATATGCAATAGCATTATAATTAACTTTAAAATTAATAGGTAATTCACATAATAATGCTGGTGAATTATATCCTAAACTAATATTATTTTTATTACATCTTCTATCATTAAAACTATATCTTTGTCTTACTAATCCTGGAAATCGTGTTTCCCACATTAATGATTTTAATCTATCTTCTCTTAATAATTTCATTTGTTGTTGTTCTATTTCTTTTGGTAATGATTTTATTGTTTTATATCCCCATATATTATTATACATATCATACTCTAATGGTTCTCCATATGTTGGTTTAAAACCCTCTATTTTATTAAACATATATACTATTATTATTATTACTATCACTATTAAAAATATATTATATTTTTGTTCTATATATTCCATATATATCTACTCATATAATATATTTTTAATATAATTATATTTATTATTATCTAACTCCCCTTTATTATTTAAATATTCTATTAATTCTATTATTGCTGTTCTACATCTACAACATCCCGCTGGTCCTCTTGGTCCTATTGGTCCTTGTGGTCCTGGTGGTCCTCTACATCCTTGATCTCCATTTGGTCCTTTACATCCTGGTGGTCCTCGTGGTCCTATTGGTCCTAAACTTACTTTACATTCCTTTTTTGGTTCTTCTTTTTTACAACATGGTTTTTCTTTCCTTCTACATTTACTACATTTATCATATTTATCATAACTTAATTCTTTTTCACAACATCCACATTTATTCATTACTATTATATTATAAATTAATTATTTTGAAAATACTTTTAGATCGTCTTCTTTTACTACCCAATCCTTATCTTTCCCTGATATTCTATAATATTTCCCATCAAATGTTGTTACATGTAATATATCTTGTTCATCAAATCCACATATCATTTTACTTGTTGTATTTATATATACCTGTTTAAAACTCCATTGTGATGAAAAATACTCTGGTAAATACTCCTTATAATCTGATAATGTTGATTTTATATTCTTACTCTTCTCTAAATCCTTATTTAATTCAAATATATGTATTGTCCCTGTATTTGAACAACAGGCTAATAATGTTGATGTCATGTTAAAACATATATCATATATCTCTGCTGTAGTTGTTCCTCTTCTTAATTCATATATTTGTTTGCAACTATCTGTATTATAGACTTTCACTAATGTTCCAGTCTCTGATACTGATGCTACTAATGTTCCTTCTCTATTTATTGCTAATGCTCTTATATTACTATTATGTGCTTTTATTGTTCTTAATTTATCTGCTGTCGGTCTCCAGATTGCTATTTCACCCTTCTGTTGTCCTAATGTTGCTATTGTCGGCATTGTTTCTATCATATTCATTACACATATTCCTCGATCATTTGTATATGTTATTTTTGAATCTAAATTTGAACCATTGAAATCAAATACTATTACCTTCTTTTGTAATACTATTATTATATGTTTGTGATCTATTAATATATTCTTTATCTGACTTTCTGTATTTATTTTTAATGTTTCTTCATCTTTATGTATGTTATACATAATCGCTATATTTCTCGCCATATATGGATTGTCTCCTCCTCCTACTTCTAAAAATATATTTGATGTATATAACATCTTCATTATACCTATTCCTCCTCCTTTCTTTACTTCCTTTTTTTTCTCTAAATTATTCGCTAATCCATATATTGTATATCCTGTGTCTGTACATACTATCAAATTACTCGTCTTCTGATTATATGATAAATTTAATATACTCATCTCTACTCTATATAATACTAATTATTATCTTTTTTTTATATTATTTATTTGATTCAATTTTTTAAATAATATATATAATTTTGCTTAGCAAAATTATATATATTATTTAAAAAATGGTAAAACATAAAATAAAATATTATTTTATTTAATATTTTTCTAAATAATATTAAATAAAATATTATTTTTAATAAATAATTTATTATTCGTATCTATAATATTATTTTAAATAATATGTATCCAAATAATAATTATAACAATATTATTTTAAATAATAATTACCA